CGGTCTTGGACCGCACGTAGTCCGGGAGGGCGTACCACCCCACGACGAAGGCCGTGGTGGCCGCGGTCGTGCGGATGACTGATCGGGAGTCCGGCTGGGGCGCGTCGATGGTCGTCATCGCTCGATGCTATCGGTCCGCAGCTCCATGCAGACCAGCCGTTCCCGGCTCTCCCACGACGTGACGACCGCGAAGCCAGAGCGTTCGTAGGTGTGGATGGCCGGGGTCCGCCAGTCCCACACCGAGAGCCGCACGGGCCGTGGGAGCCGCGCGAGCGCCTCGGCGAGCAGACGTCTGCCGACACCGCGCCCGCGGTAGGCGGGGTCGACCCAGAAGCGCGCGATCGACGCTGCCCCCGCCTCGGAGGAGAGCACGACCATGGCAACTGCTTCCCGGTCTGCCACTCCGAGCAGCACCGTGGAGCTCGCGAAGACGGCTGCCGGGTCGTCGACCTCGGACTGGTAGCGCGCGGGGAGCGACCCGTCGACGTGCTCGTCTGCGAGAGCGTGCTCGGCCTTCTCTGACTCCGTCTGACGGAGGTAGGCGGCGACAAGACGAGAGACGACTGCGGAGTCCTGCGGGAACCGCGCTTCACGGACGGTCATAGGGGCGACGCCGCTGGCGGGTCCGGGGTCGTGGTCAGGCACGACCCCGACTCTAGCGAGGGCGGATGAGCTGGCCGGTACGCCGGGTTCCATCAGGCAGCGCTCTGACCTGGGACGATGTCGGACCGGGGGCTCTGTGGGGGCTCCAAGGTGATGATCCCGTCCGACGCGTCGCGCATCCGCTGGTCGTCGTCCTCCCACAAGTGGGCGTAGGTGCGCAACGTCTCGGTCGCGTCCTTGTGCCCGAGGCGCGACGCGACGGCGACCGGTGACGCTCCCCCGGCGATCAGCAGCGAGGCGTGGAAGTGGCGCAGTTGGTGCCACCCACGCCCGGGAATGTCGACGACCTTCGCTGCGTGGCGCCAGGCCTCCCCCGCCGCGTTGCGGTTGATCGGCCCGCCGAGCCGCCCAGTGAACACCAGGCCGTCCCTACGAGGGCCGAGCGCCGCCAGAGTGCTCTTCCCGATGCTGAAGTCCCGGTAGGAGTCGTCGGTCTTCGGCGGCCCCCAGGTTGGCCCCGGGCCAATGAGCTGGCGGTCGATCAGCACTCGCGCGCCGCCCTCGTTCTCGGTGATGCGGTCCCACGTCAGCCCGCGGGTCTCGCCACCTCGCGTTCCGGCTGCTGCGACGAAGACGACCATCGCCTTGTAGGGGGTCCAGACGGCTTCGAGGAACGCCTGGACCTGGCCCGGGGTCGGTGGGATGACGAGGGACTTCTCGATGCCCGGGAGGTTGATGCGCAGGCACGGGCTCTGCTGGATCCGGCGGTCGTGCATGGCGGTCTTGAAGATGCCGGCGGTGTAGACGTAGGCCAGCTGGACAGTCGTGGGTGCGTAGGTCTTCGACCAGGAGGTCACGGCGGCCTGGACGGTCGAGCGGTCGATGTCCTCGAGCGGCAGGTGGCCGAGGGCCGGGAGGATGGTCAGCCGCAGGCGCCGGTCGATCGTGGCGAGGCTGGTGTTGCGCTGGTGGACCTGCTCGACGAGCCACAGGTCCGCCATGTCGCGGAAGAGGATGCGTCCGCGCTCGGGCGCGATGTAGGTCCCGGAGCGGACGGAGTGCGCGACCTCGTCGAGGTGGGCCTGGGCGGCATCCTTGGTCGAGAAGCCGCGCTTACGTCGGCGGCCGTCGCGCTCGTTCCAGACGGCGAGCCACCGCAGGCCGGCGCCGTGGCGCTCGGTCTTGACCTTCCGACCGGTGGGGCCGGTCTTCATCCAGCGGTCTTCGATGTGCGCCACAGGTCTCCTGGTCTAGTTGATGGCGAGTGTGACGAGACCGTCCAGTTCACTCGAACTCATGTTGCGGCTGCCGCGACCATCGAGCTCTACGGTGTAGATCCCATCCTCAACTGCGACATCGCTGAACGAGAACGGAAGGCCGCACTCCGCTACTTCCTTGATGCTGTCGTACATGTGGTCTTGCGTGAACGTTGGCTCTCCGAGACGGGCAAGCGAGATGAGCGCTCCCGATCCATCCCGAAGCCTCACCTCCAGGCCTGGAACGATGTCGGTTTCCTCTTGCCCGACCCAGCACTGCTCGCCCTTCAGCGCTGGCCCGTTGCCGTGGCCGACGGTCGAGCCGAGGACAGTGACGATGCCTTGAACCCTCTGGGCGTCGGGCTCGCTACTGCATCCGGCAATCGCGAGTAGAACGAGTCCGGAACTGACCAAGCGCCTCATCTTCATGCCCCTTGCTCGATGCGTCCAAAGTTGATGTATCGGACGTTCGACATGGAGTCTTGAGCCTCCAGCCACGCTTCGACGACCTGACGCGTGACGCCGAGCTCGCGAGCGATCGCGCCGAGGTGCGTCGTGGCCGCGGCCACCTCCGCCTCGGCGTAGCGCGCGGGACTGATGAGGGCACAAGCTGCCCACCGCCAGGCTCGCGCCTCGAGCTCGGGAGGCTGGGGACCGTCGTCGCCGTAGAAGGCGTGGCCGAGCTCGTGGGCGAGAGCGCTGATCGTCTGGGGTCCAGACAGGCGAGGGCTGAGCATGATGAGTCGGTGCTTCAGCAGATACCGGCCGTGGTGCCGGCCGATGTTGCGGGTCATCACGGCGACGCCTGATGCCTCTGCTTGTGCCACCAGCTCATAGAACTCCATGCGCTCCCCTACCTGTCGCCGTCGACAGAGTCTTCGTCCGGGTCGATGTCGCTCAACGCTGCGATGTCTTCCGGGTCGTCGAACTCACCTGCATCTGCACGTCGGTGCAGATCCTCGTAGTCGATGACCGTAGGGGATGACTCTGACACTGCGTCGTCGTCCGATGTCGGGTCGGGCGTGCTCACAGCACTCAGGTGCCTTGTGACCGGGCTCCCCCCGGTCAGGTTCATGGGGGCGGGGTGCTCAGCATTGCCCACCACCTCCTCGCGCATCCGTCGTCTCACCTCGGCCAGCAGGTCGTCGGCCGAGAGCTGCCCGATGTCGGGCACTGTGACGGTGGCACCGGCGTCCTCAAGGGAGAGGTAGCCGGCAGCGACGAACGCCTCGAGCACTGGGCGACCGTATGCCTTTGCGAAGGTCGCTGCGCTGTCGGGTTGAGGTTGGCTCCTCTGCCAGCGAGAGACGGTGGCCGCCGAGATCCCTGTCTTCTTGGAGATCTCGATCTGGCTCGCCCTCGCTGACACGTCTTGTACGTAGTCCCACCAGGTCACGGCCTGAACGTACTGCGTCATGGGGCTCTCCTCGGTGGCGTTCCAGGGCCTTGCGTTCACGCAACCCCTCTGCGCACCAAAATACACCACCTGCATTTCCGCAGGTCAGAGCGCATTTCCCTCCCCTCAAAAGACCCCGTTACCCAATCGTGACCTTGCGGTATTGCGTGCACGCAGCGCGTGCGCGTACTGTCAATGCATCGGCGCAAGATCGTTGAAAAGTCGCCGCTCATCAAGGAAGGAGGGGTCATGGACGCCACGCTCCACCTGCGGGACGACCAGCTCAAGAAGTTCCGCGTTCTCGCCGGTCTCACCACTGACACCGCGCTTGCAGAACGCATGGGCCAGGACCCCGGCAACCTCTCCCGGGTCCTCCGCGGCAAGCAGGAGCCCGGCCCCAAGTTCATCGCTCGACTCGTCGCAGCATTCCCCGGCATGGACCTCGACGACCTGTTCGAGGTCCGCGCCGCCTGACCGAGCGATACCGCATCACCCGCACCCACCCCGGACCTCACGAGGTCCACCCCGGGCGGCGTGCCAGCTCCTTCACAACTGCACAGAGGCAAAACCCACCCAGCGCACGACGCGCCCCTCGGCCCCACGGATTCGCCCAGGAGCACGCCACGACCAAGGACTGCGGCGAGAGCCGACTCCCCTGGGTGAAGGCCCGCGAGGGCCGCAGGACGACGCGTAACCGCTACACCGGCAGCAGTAGGCCGGCACGCGCAAAGGAGGCCCGCCAACGCGCTCCTCGTCGTCCTGCCTCACTACCTGGTGCACCCGCGACCGACCACGCTCCTACGCGGTCGCGGTGAACACCGGTCGGAACATCCCCGGGGAGCCGGGTCAGCCGACCGAGGACCACCAGCCCCGCCCGGCGCTCACAGATCGCGGACGGGGCACCACGCCCACCCGACACCCAGCGAGGAGCCCTCATGGACGACGACGCCACGCAGCAGCTCGAAGACGACCTCATCACCACCGAGAACGACCTCCTCGACGCTGCCGAGGCTCTCCGCGACGCAGGACCGATGGACCGGCAGTCCTGGTGGGAGTCCTACGCGGCGCTGCTCGACCTGGTCGACCGCCGTCGGAACCTCGAGGGCCGCTGAGGTGCTCCGCGGCCACCTCATCACGCTCGCCGTCGTCGCGGCCCTCGCCGCGACGGCCGTGCGGGTCGCGGTCGTCTCCCCGCTGTACTCCGGCGGGCACCTCATCGCAGCGCCCCTCCTCGCCGCAGCGGCCGGGGCACTCCTCATCCGCCTCGCAGTCATCACCCACCGGAAGGCACGCCCATGACCACCCGAATCGTCAACGACGCCTCTACCTCGCACGCTACCGGCGCCGTCTTCGAGCACATCGCGGAGCCCGGCGTCTTGTCAGCCAGGCTCCTCGACAAGGCTGGCTGCACCATGACCCGTCTGGACCTCAGGGTCCCGGAGCTCCTCGACATGGTCCGGTCCGAGCTCGGCGTGCTCACCATCGACAAGGCCGACCTGCCCGAGGTTGAGGACGGTGCGGACGGTCGCATCATCTCAGGGGTCATTGAGATCTCGAGGTCCTCGAACCCAGGTGCCCTCCGGGACGAGGCGATGCGCTACCTGGCAGCGGCCGAGTACCTCGAGGCGCATCCGCCGGTCGACGAGGACGCCGTCGACCGACTCGTCGCCGACCTCTCCGCCTCCCCGGACTCCACGCTCCCCGGCTTCGCCCGCCACCTGCTCCAGACCGGGTACGAGAAGAAGGCCGCAGCGTGACCGCCGAGAAGAAGCTCCTGAACGTCACCGAGGTCGCCGAGCTCTACGGCTGCGACCCCGAGACCGTCCGCCGCTGGGCCAGGACCAACGTCATCCCCGGCTTCAAGGTCGGGAAGGGCCGCAACGCCCCGTACCGCTTCCGTCGCGCCGCACTCGACGCCGACATCGCCCGACGTGAAAAGGCCATGGCCGCCGGCCGAGTGGCCTGAACAGACAGCAGGGGCCGGTCATCCCCGACAGACGACCGGCCCCGCACTCCCATGAAGGAGGTACTCCAGTGTCCCTGACGACTATCACCGTCGAGGAAGGCCCGAGCCTGGCGACACGAGTCGCGCTCGCCGGGCTGACCATCGACCTCGACCCCGACTCCGTCGCGAATCTCCAGCGCGAGCTCGACGACAAGGCCCCGCAGGTCTGCCCGCGGTGCTCGGGGTCGCGGTTCGCGGACAAGGCCCGCATCCACGAGTGCCCGACGTGCTCGGGTGAGGGCTGGGTCCGGTGACGATCACCGACGAGGCCGCCCCGCGCGTGGTCCTCGAGCACGTCACGCACGCCGCCGCACAGACCGCGGTGGACGTCCAGACCACGTCGATCGACGACCGCGTCCTGCGCGTGACCGTCGTCGGGCAGGTGGCGCGGTACGCGCTCGCCCAGACGGTCATCGAGCACCCCGTCATCCGCGCAGTGTTCCGCGAGACCGACGGCTCGCTCACCGAAGAACTCACCGGGGCCTCACGACTGCGCCCCGGCTTCACGGTCCTCCTCACGGGACCGCACACGCCCCTCCAGTAGCGACCCCGCCCATCCGCCAAGACCGACGGGGTCACCACCAGACACGAAGGAATCCTTCACATGTACAAGCCGAAGCACAAGCAGGACATCAAGACGGCCGCGTTCCTCGCGCTCGAGACCCAGGACTTCGAGCGGTTCACCTCGGGCGAGCACCTGCCCCCGCGCGGCCGCCACGCCCAGAAGGCCGCCGACAGCATCCTGCGCGCCGACGAGATCCGCGAGCGCCAGCGCCGCGCCCGCCAGACCGCTGGCTTCTCCCCGGCGCTGTCCGCATGAGCGCCGTCGACTACAAGGCCCCCGCCGGCAAGCTCCTCCTGACCGCAGACGCGCCGCGCGCCGACTGGCTCGCCGCGCGCACCTCCGGCGTCGGCGGCACCGACATCGCGACTCTCATGGGCGGCAACAAGTACCAGACGCCGTTCGAGGCATGGCAGGACAAGTTCGTCGAGTCCCCCGAGGAGATCTCGACCGAAGCCATGTGGTGGGGCACGAACACCGAGGCCCTGACCGCGACCCGGTTCGAGGAGATCACCGGTCTGCAGACGCGCCGAGCGGGCATGTACCACCACCGCGACGCGCGCCACCACCTCGCCAACCCGGATCGCTTCACCTCCGACGGCGGCGTGCTGGAGATCAAGGACCACGAGTCCTTGTCCGGCGCCGGGAAGATGGTCCTCAAGCAGGAGATCACAGACCACGCCTACGACCAGCTCATGTGGTACCTCCACGTGACCGGGCGCTCGCACGGCTGGTTCGCGGCGAAGGTCGGCAAGAAGACTGTCGTCCTCGGGCCGTTCCCCCGCGACGAGGAGTACATCGCCCGGCAGGTCGCTGCGGCGGACGCGTTCTGGGAGCACGTCGAGACGGCGACTCCCCCGCCCCTCGACGTCGCGACCGTCACGGCGGCCGAGCTGTCCTACCGCTTCCCCACCGCTGAGCCGGAGTCGATCGTCGAGGTCGACGACCTCCCGGTCCCCGACATGGTCCTCGACGACCTCCAGCGCCTCGCCGAGCTGAAAGCCGGCGCGGCGGAGATCGATGGCGAGAAGGCCGCGATCGAGGCCCGCCTCAAGGCCACGGTCGGCGACCGCGAGTACCTCACCGTGCACGGACGCCCGGTGCTGCGCTGGCAGCCCGTCGCTGGCCGGAAGACGTTCGACAAGGCGTCGGCGGTGAAGTCGCTCGCGGCGCACGTCGGCAAGACGCCGGTGGAGGTCGAGGCCGAGTTCACGAAGCAGGGGGCGCCGTCGCGCCGCCTGTCCCTCATCGAAGACAAGGCAGCAGCATGACCACGGTTGCGGTGCGAGAGAACTCGCAGTCCTCCGCCCTCTCAGTCTCGAGCGGGCAGTCCTTCTGGTCCGAGAGCCAGCTCGCGTCCCTGCGCCAGATCGGCGTCGAGGGCGCGTCCAACGGGGACCTCGCGGTCTTCCTGAACTTCGCGCAGCGCACGGGCCTCGACCCATTCGCGCGGCAGATCTACATGATCGGCCGCAACGACCGCCGCAGCGGAACGGTGAAGTGGACCATCCAGGCGAGCATCGACGGTCTGCGGATCGTCGCCCAGCGCTCGGGTGACTACGCGGGCCAGGTCGGCCCGGAGTGGTGCGGCCCGGACGGGGTCTGGACCGACGTCTGGCTCAAGCCGGGCGCTCCGGTCGCCGCTCGTGTAGGGGTACTGCGGCGCGGGTTCGAGCAGCCGCTGTACGCGGTGGCGCTCTTCTCGGAGTACGCGTCGTTCTACGGCGACAAGCCGAACGGGCTCTGGTCGTCCAAGCCGGCCGTGATGATCGCGAAGTGCGCCGAGGCACTCGCTCTGCGTAAGGCGTTCCCGATGGACCTGTCGGGGATCTACACCGCGGAAGAGATGACCCAGGCGGACGCCGAGGCTCCTGCGGCCCCGCCCGTCCGGGCGGCGGCTCCGCCCGCCCGGGAGGCACAATCGGCTCCGTCTGAGGGCGGGCGCGACTGGTTCGCCGACGTCGACGCCGCCACCGAGGCTCAGGCGCTCCGCGACCTCTACCGAGAGGCTCGCGACGCGGGCGCCATGACGACCGACCTCGCGTCCAAGATCACCGAGAAGGGGCAGGCGCTGACCGCTGCCGCTGAGGTCGTCGACGCGGAGATCGTCGACGAGCCGCCCGCGGAGTCGGCCGCGTGAGCGAGCCAGTACCCGAGCAGTCGCACGGGACGCTGCCGACCACGAACCAGGTCGTCATGCGCCTCAGCCAACTGTCGAGGGCCCTCGAGGCGAAGACCGAGGAGATCGCGGTGCTCGACCGAGAGTGGGTCACCGCCAAGGCGGCCTTCAAGGTCGCCTACGCCCGGATGTTCCTGACAACCCCCGGGTCCATGGACGTCCGCAAGCAGACCGCCGTGCAGGAGACCGCGGACCTCGACTTCACCGCCGAGCTCGCCGAGGCGAAGGTCCGCGCTGCACGAGAGTCGATCCGCACACTCCGTGACCAGCTGGACGTCGGCCGTTCGTTGGGCGCGGCGGCGCGAGCGGAGTTCCAGGCCACCGGATGGGGGCAGCACACATGAACCACCCCCGAAACCTCACCCGACGGCCGATGCTGGAGACCTGTCCGCTGGAGGCCTGCGGGCGGCCAGCGCGGCACTGGGCGGGCGACGCCCACGTCTGCAATCTGCACTGGAAGAGGTGGAAGCGCACAGGGGGGCTCACGAAGGTCCGCGTCACCGCTCCACCTCGATCCTCGCGCGGCACCTGCGTGGTCGACGGATGCTCGGCGATCGACGAGGGCGCTCACGGGCTCTGCAAGACCCACGCAACTCGACAGCGCCGCCACGGGGACCCCGAGAAGGTCGTCGCACCCGAGGAACGCCAGGTGCTCACCGGCGCTGCCCACCCCCAGTGGACCGGCGACGAGGCGACCTACGCGGCCGTTCACCAGCGACTGCGACGCCAGCGCGGCGTGGCCCGCAGCCACGCCTGCGTGTCGTGTGGAGAGGGAGCCAGCCAGTGGTCAGTGAACCGATCGGTGGCAGGCCTGCTGACTTCAGCCGAAGGCCCGTTCTCGACCGACCTCATGGACTACGACCCGAGGTGCGTTCCGTGCCACAAGAAGTACGACCTCAACTGGGACGGAGAGCAGTCATGAGCGGATTCAGTCGGCCCGTGGTCGACCAGATCGTCGAGCGGGACCAGGGCTGCTGTGTGCGCTGCGGGACATCCGTGGGCGGCCAGGAGCGTGGGTTCTCCTGGTCGGTGCATCACCGGCGCCCGAGGGGCATGGGAGGCTCGAAGAACCCTGTCGTCTCGGGACCGTCTAACGGGCTCGTGCTGTGCGGCTCGGGGACGACCGGCTGTCACGGCTGGGCTGAGTCCCACCGTGCCGACGCCATCGCCTCCGGGCTGATCGTCGCTCAGCACGAGGACCCTGAGCTCGTTCCCATCCTGAACTGGACGCACGGCGCCGCGTTCCTCTCGGCGTCGTCGGGGTGGTGGCCGGTCGGTACCGACTACCGCGGCACGGACTACCTCGAGCACGTCGCAGCCGAGCGCGGCGTACCTGCCGACTCTGCGGAGTACCTGCGGCTCGCATCCGTGATCCTCGACGGCCTCCAGCGCCTCAACGGCCCGGCCGCCCTCGAGCGGGACCTCGACGCCGAGGAGGCGGAGGTCGTGGAGATCGCCTGGGACCGGGAGTGGGACCTGTGAGCGACCTGCTGGCTGGTGCGCTGACCGTGCTCGTCCTGGCCCTCGTGGCCTTCTCGGTGGAGCGCTACATGCAGGGTCCACCGACCGCCTAAGCCAACAAAACGCCAATCACCCACCCAGAGCGGTCGGAATTAGATGAGATCATTCAGAGCATCGATTTGCTCACTCACCTCAGCAAGGCGGCGTCGACGTTCGCGCGGCGAAAGATCATCGTTGCGATATATTTCCTCGGCGTGCTTTTCCAAACGATCTAGCGCCGACATGCGGGCAGCGTAAACGCCTTGCTGGCGATCGAACTGAAGTCGACCACGAGCCTCCCTCATCCTGCGGCTGCGAGAGAGGGCAGCAAGCATTGAAGTCAAGGTGGCAAGTAGCAGCCCAGTGACCGCAGCAAGCACAGTCGGGCTTGGCTTGATATCGCCATTCGCGCTCAGATGTGTCGCGAGACCCATCAAAGCCGCCAAGAGCACCACCAGGCCGGAAACCTCCCAGGCCCGACGTCTTGATGCACTCCGCGATACCGATGCCCTTCGGTACTCGATTAACTGCCCTACCGACTCAGCGATTGCACCTTGCATTTGATTAGCGGCTGCGCCAGGCGGCAGTTCTTTCAATAGCTCAGCATCTCTCGACAAACGCGCCACCATTCTGCCGTCAACAGAAAATGCTGGAATTCTCGCCAAGAGAGGAATTGCTATTCCTCCCGCGAAGCCGATGATAGTTGTCCACATGGTAGCGAACCTTAGCGCCAAAACCCGAGAGCTCCCCGAGACGCGCGGAAGGACCGCGAACCTCCTAGCAACTTCACCCACAGGAGCAAGAATGCTTGATCCAACCTCCCAAGCCAATCGTCGCGCGATGACGGCGCACCTCGGGATTCCGTCCTATCCAGAGTGCGAAGACGTAACGAGCCGCATGATCGCCAAGTGCGACGCCGCCCGCCGCTTCCGCGACCTCGAGGAAGCCGCCGAACTCTCCCAGCGCGAGGTCCGCGCCGGGACCCGCGACGCCTTCGGCAACCCCATCACGAAGCGCGCCCGACCACCGCGGCCACGGACGATGACGCCCGCCGACCGCGTCCAGCCGGACACCGCCGCCATCGTCGCCGCCTACCAGGACGACGGCCTCAACGTCCCGGAAATCGCCGAGGCGCAGGGCATCAGCGAGCACACCGTCTACCGGCACCTCAAGACCGCCGGAGTGACGCTGCGCGCCAAGACCGCTTTGCCCGACGAGGCCGAGCTCGTGCGCCTGTACGAGTCCGGCCTGTCGATCCGGCAGATCGCGAAGCAGTTCTCGGCATCGACCGTCCCCGTCCACCGTCGCCTGCTCGCAGCGGGCGTCACCATGCGCCCTGCCAAGGGCGCAGCTAGGAGCGCAGCGTGAGGTTCACGAGGTCAGTGCGCGCGAGCGAAGTGCTCCCGGTGGTATGCCGCGTGCGACCAGTCGATCCCGTGGTCTTTCGACACCAGCAGGTCGCCGACAAGGCTATCGTCGGCAGCCCAGAACACCTGCTCGTCGGCGATGTACAACGCCCCCTTGTCGAAGAGGACGTGGTCGTTTGGGCAAAGGCACAGGACGTTGTCGACAGTGTCGGGCCCGTCGTGTGGCGCCCCGAGTGCACGAATGTGTGCCCCTTCGGAGTAGAAGCCGACCGGGGTCTGAAGTTGCGTTCTGCAGATCTGACAGGTGCCGGAGTAGAGGTCCTTCACCCACTGGGTGATGACGCTGTTGCGGACGATCCGCTGGACGACGCTGCTGGATCGGGAAGGCGCTGCTCTGCCTACCGGACGGGTGCTGCTCGTGGCCCCAGAAGTCTCCCAGGAGGTTCCGCCGTCGGAGGCCTCGAGAACGTAGCGCTGGACCAGCTTGCCTTCCACGCCGATCTCAGACCATTGCTGAACGACGACGAAGAGCCCGTCGTACCGGTATCCAGCCTTCGGCGAGAAGGCTGCGTCTCCACCAGCCCCGCGAATCACTCGGACGGGCAACCCCGTCTGCCCCGAGATCGCAAGGGCCAGGTTGTTGCCACTCAGCTCCTGGTCCTTCGCCGGCTTAGTGGCCGTCGCTCGCCCTCCCTGACCGGTGTAGATGATCCTGTCTCCGTAGTCCCGGTCATCGACGTACCCGCCAGACACGATGATCGCGTCGGCCCCCTGCGTGGGGTGCCCAGAGATCCCGCCTTGGAGATGTCGCTGAAGCCCTGCTCGCTTCACTGCCTCGCGGTCGGCGTAGGTGGTACCGGGCGGGTTCCCAGGGATCTCTCCGAAGACGCTGTCCTGTGCCATGCCGGGGAGGCTACCGGCATTCGCATGGGGTGTGCTGGCGGCTCGCGCGATCGTGACCTGCAATTCCACCCTCTAGAGGTGGCTGCGTGAAGCCGCCCCGGCCAGCGTGCGTCGACGGCGGCCAATGGCTCGCCGACGTCGACGACACCGACGACCGCCTCCCCCAGGCTCGGGCGCTCTGCGCGGGCTGCCCGGCCCTCGCGTCGTGGTGCAGGCCGCTCGTCCTCGAGCAGGTCAACGTCGACGGCGTCGCCGCGGCCATGACCCTCACCGAGCGCCTCGCCTGGCGCGAGCGGCACGGCGTGCACGTCGAGGACGTCACGGTCATCGACGTCACCCCGGTCACGGACATCACGCCCGCGATCGCCGACGCCCTGCCCGTCACGACGTCCGGGGAGCTCCACTCGAGCGTCCTGACCGTCATCAAGCGCATGACCGCTGAGGGGATGTCCTCGGAGGTCATCAGCGAGCGACTCGCTCACCCCCACGTCTCCCCCGAGACGGTCGACTACGTGCGGCGCACGTACATGCGGGCCTACGCCCGCGTAGAGAACTAGGAGGCCCCCTGTGGCTGAACTCAAGACCCTGTCGGTCCGGTCGATCATGCCGGACCCGATGAACCCCCGCTTCGACCTGGGGGACCTGACGGCGATGACCGCGGACATCCGTGCGGACGGGCTGATCGAGCCGCTCGTCGTGCGGCCGGGGTCCTGGGGCCGGCCTACGGGCGTGTGCCAGGACTGCGAGCACGTCGTCGAGCGGCTTACGACCGGTCTGCTGGTCGAGCACTCGACGGACGGGGTGCCGTGCCCGGGCGGCTCAGCGCCGGCGGCCGACGACTGGTACGTCGTCGCCGGTCACCGCAGGCTGGCGGCGTCGAAGGCCGCGGGACTGCGCGAGGTCCCGTGCGTGGTGAACACCGCCCTGAAGACGAAGGCGGACGTCATGCTGGTCATGGTCCGCGAGAACGGGCACCGCCGGGACCTGACGGCCCTGGAGGAGGCGCACGCCTACGAGCAGCTGCACCTCGAGGGCCTGACGACGGTGCGGATCGCGGAGCAGACCCGGAAGCCGAAGAAGCAGGTCGAGCGGCGCGTGCGGCTGCTGTCCCTGGCGCCGGAGACCCAGGAGCAGCTCAAGACGGGGCAGGTGACCCTCGACGACGCCGAGGCGCTGCTCGGGCTGCCCCCGGACGCCGAGACGAACGTTTTGAAGTCGGTCGGCACGCGCGAGTTCCGCCAGGAGGTCGCCCGCGAGCACCTCGCGCTCGTCGGCGACGCGACCGACGAAGCCGTCGCAGCCCGGCTCCGGGACGACTTCCTCGCACCGTTCCTCGCTGGCGGTCAGCAGCCGCACACGGAGCGACCAGTCATGCGGGAGATCGTCGCCGTGCTGGCAGCGAACCTCCCGCGCAGGACCGTCCGCGAGTGGGCTGAGCGTGTGGGTGTGACAGACCCGGGTGCACTCTCGGGCGTCCCCACCTTCAGAGCCCTCTTGGGGCTCGCTGTGACCGTAGAGAAGACACCCCCCGGCATGTACCAGCTGCTCGCCTCCCTCGGCTACGCCACGTCGCCTCTCGAAGAGACCCTTCTGGCAGGCGCCTGATGACCTGGTTCAAGGTCGACGACGGCTTCTCATCGTCGAAGAAGGTGCTGAGCATCCCCCGCACGCAGCGCCTGGCGGCTGTCGGGCTCTGGACCATGGCGGGGAACTGGTCGGCCAAGGAGCTCACCGACGGCGTCGTCCCGAAGTACGTCCTGGACGAGCTCGGAGCGACCCCGAAGTTGATCCAGGCCCTCATCGACGCCCGGCTGTGGGACGACGGACGCTCGACCGAGGCTCGGTCGAGGCTCGATGGAACCTCGGCCGAGGCTTGGTCGAGCGCCGGTGACTGTGGACCGTGCATCGTGTTCCACAACTGGCCCAAGTACCAGCCGACCCGCGACGGCGTCGAGGAAGAGCGACGCAAATCGGCAGAACGCCAGGCGAGATGGCGGGATAGGCACAAGGGAGAGACGGGTGAGTCGCCCGTTAGTAACGACGTTACTGACGCGTCTGTTGAGCGTCCGTCACTTGTGAGTAACAGTGCCCCGACCCGACCCGACCCGACCCGTACTACCTCTAACGAGGTAGTAGGAGACTCCTCGTCGAGCGTCGCTGACGCGCCGACTCGACCCGACGTCGATCGCATCTGCCAGCACCTGGCAGACCGCATCGAGGCCAACGGCTCCAAGCGGCCCACGATCACGAAGGCCTGGCACGACGAGGCGCGCAGGCTCCTCGACCTCGACGAGCGCGAGGAGGCCTCGGTCATCCGGGCCATCGACTGGTGCCAGGGCGACCCGTTCTGGCGATCGAACGTGCTGTCCATGCCGACGCTGAGGAAGAAGTACGACCAGCTGCGGCTGGCCGCCCAGCGAGAGCAGACTCCGGCCGCGTCGGCTCGGCCGACGACGGACGACAAGGTCCGCGAGGCCCTCGACCGAGCTCGTGCTCTGGCCGCTCTCGAGCAGGGCGAACAGCAGCAGATCGAGGGTGCCGCATGAGGCCGTCCGAGGCGATGGTCCTGCTGACCAAGGTCATGACGTTCGACAACCGTACCCTCAACGACTCGGTCGCAACGTCGTGGGCTCAGGTGCTCGCCGATGTGGACTTCGCCGACGCCGAGGCGGCGGTCCTGAAGCACTACGCCGCCTCCTCGGAGTGGATCATGCCGGCGCACATCCGTGCCGGGGTCCAGCGCATCCGCGCCGAGCGAGTCAGGGCCGTTCTGGGGACCGCGGCGCCCGTCCCGCCGCCGGAGGTGCCCGCCGACGACGTCGGGGCGTACCAGGCGTGGCGGCTGGCCTTCCTGGCGGCGCTGGGCGACGGGCGTCCCCTGCACGACGCGGAAACCGCCGCATGCGAGGCAGCGGGCATCCCGCCCGTGCACCGCGAGCTCACCGCCCACCACATCCCCACCTTCCCCCGACTGGAGCGAGCGTGACCGTCACCGTCCACAGCAAACCGGCGTGCGTCCAGTGCGACGCGACCTACCGGAAGCTCGACAAGGCCGGGGTGCCCTACGAGGTCGTTGACCTCACCGAGCACCCGGACCTCCTCGAGCAGTTCCGAGCCGCCGGGCACCTCGCTGCCCCCATCGTCACCGTCACCACCGACGGCGTCGTCACGAACACCTGGTCGGGCTTCCGACCAGACGAGATCGCGGCCCTGGCCGCAGAGATGGAGAACCACCATGGCAGGTGACACGGTCATCACCGTCGTCGGGAACATGACGTCCGACCCGGAGTTGCGCTTCACGCCGGCAGGTGCGGCGGTCGCGAACTTCACGATCGCGAACACCCCCCGCACGTTCGACCGCCAGTCCAACGAGTGGAAGGACGGCGACACGCTGTTCATGCGCTGCTCGATCTGGCGCGAGGCCGCGGAGAACGTCGCCGAGACCCTCACGAAGGGCACGCGGGTCATCGCGCAAGGGCGGCTCGTGCAGCGGTCCTACGAGACCCACGAGGGCGAGAAGCGCACCGTCGTCGAGCTCCAGGTCGAGGAGATCGGCCCGTCGCTGAAGTACGCCTCGGCGAAGGTCACCCGCGCCCAGCGCTCCGGCGGCAACAGCGGGTCCAGCGGCGGCTCCGCTCCGGCGGACGACCCGTGGGCCACCGCCGGCCCAGCCTCGTCGTCGTTCGCCGATGAGCCCCCGTTCTAGGACGTTCACGGTGACGCTGCCCGTGGATGCCGTCATGAACTCCAACCGGAGGATCGACGCGCATCCACGGGTCCGCCCCGTGAAGTCCCGCAGAATCCGCGACCGCTTCGCCGCCGTCGCGCGGGGCACGGACCAGATCCCGTCGCCCGTCGAGGTCGTCGTCCAGCTGACGTTCGGCCGCCGCGGACGCCGCGACTCCCCGAACTGGTACCCGACCATCAAGGCCGCGATAGACGGCCTCGTCGACGCAGGCGCTCTCGGTGACGACTCCGACGAGCACATCCACCAGACGCGGTTCAACGCTCACGACGTCGACCCGGTGCTGCGCGCACCGGGCACGGCCGGGGTGCGCGTCGCCATCACCGTCACGGAGGTCGCACCGGCCTCCATCCCCGAAGGGACTCGACCATGACCGGATCGATCTACGAGGTCGGCAAGGTCGCCGACGTCGTCGTGCACGTGCACGGCAAGGTGACCGACAAGACCGACGACCACATCGTCATCGAGGGCCACGTCCTGCCGCGTCGCCTCGGCGACGGTGTCGTGACGCTCTCCACGCACTGGCCACGCCCCGAGATCATCAAGGCCGCCCCCACCTACTGCCGAGACGAGTGCGAAGCCGGTGACCTCACCGAGGTCGTGGACGCCGCGCGCCTCGCGCACGACGACCACCACATGCCGAACTGGGCGTACTGCGAAGACGCGATCTGCGCGGCCGTCCGGCTCGCCTCATGACCCGCACCGCCGCGCGCCTCAACCCGGACACGAAGCCCGCCCTCCTGGTCGCCGTCGTGCTCACCAGCGGCCTCGCGGCCATCAGCTTCACGCTGTCCTTCGCCGGCCTGTCCGCGATCGCCCCCTGGGCAGCCGTCCCGCCGCACCTCGCCTGGGCGCTGCCCGTCTTCATCGACGGAGCGATCCTCGTCTACACCTACGCAGCCCTCGCCGCCCGAGCCCGCGGCGAGGGACAGGGGCCGGCATGGACGTGGCTGACCTTGTGGACGGCCGTGTCCGTGGCGTCCAACGGCTCCCACGCGTGGGACGCCGGCCCCGGCGGATGGCAGGGCGTCCTGGGCTCGATCCTGGCCGGGCTCTTCCCGGTCGGGGTGCTGCTCGCCACGCACACCATCGCCGACCTGATCGTCGCGCGCCCCGAGGACTCCGTGGACGTGGACACCCAGGACACCGGGGAGCCCGCGGCGAGTGAGCAACCCCGCGGGGTCCCTTCCCTGACCAACGAGCAGCGCGCGGCCATCGTCGAGCTCCACGCCCAGGGCCTGTCCGTCCGGAAGGTCGCGGACGTCGTCGGCCTGTCCAAGTCGACCGTCCACAACGTCACCCGACACCTCGAGGCGGTCGCGTCATGACTGCCCTGTTCGAGGTCGCCGGACGGCCAGAGCCCGCGCCACCAGCACGCGAGACCGAGCGCACGATGCTCGACCGCCTCAACGCCAGGTATGGCAGGACGTACCGGAACGGGACCTACGAGGGCATACGCCACGTCCGCGCCGAGCACGTCCCGACGTCCGCCGGCTTCTCCTACGGCCACACGCGGATCGCCGACTACATCGCCATCGACATGTTCGTCCCGAAGACCCGCACCGACCGCGAGAAGGCCGAACAGGCGTGGGACGGCCGCAACGGCTCGATCCACGGCCACGAGGTCAAGGTCTCCCGCTCCGACTCGCTCGCCGAGCTCCGCGACCCCACCAAGGCCGAGGCATGGGCGCGGCACTGCCACCACTGGTGGCTCGTCGCCCCGCGCGAGGTCGTCCGCGACGACCTGCCCCTCGGCTGGGGGCTCCTCGTCCCCTGGCGCGGCAGCCTCCGCGTCGCCGTCCAGGCCACGCGCAGAGACCCCGAGCCCATGCCCGTCACCATGCTCGCCGCCCTCACCCGGGCCGTCGCCAAGACCGAAGTTCGCCTCGCGAGCACCCCCACCACCCCGAACCAGGAGCAGTGACCACCATGAGCACACCACGCCCCCCGCACCAGATCGTCATCACGAAGGTCGCGGACGACGAGAGCGACGACATCGAGTACACGGTCGTCTGCCCGACCCCGCAGCCGTCCGACTGCCACGTGTGGTTCGAGTGCACCGAGTGTGCCAAGTCGGACCAGAAGGCCACCGAGGACCAGGAGGACGAGGGCGAGCGCACTGCCCACGGCGTGTACCACCTTCTCCTCGACGGCGACTGGATGACGGAGAGCACCGGCTGCGCCATCAAGCTCACCGACGTCGATCTCGTCGATGTGCTCGACGGGCTCCCGGTGGGTACGCACGACGTCGACGTCGACTACTGGGGCGACGGCATCTGGGACGTCACCCTCGCCACGACGACCGAGGTGTCGGCATGACCGCCCTTAGCGATCGCATCGCCGCCGAGCACCACCGTGCACCGTGGCCCGACACCGTGCGCGGGCCGATCCCCTACCACCTCTGCGCCGCCGGGTGTGAGGGTGTGATCCTCGAGGACCACGGTGACGTCCGTCGCCACGTCGCGGAAGTGATGGAGCGAGAGGCGCGAGCGGCTCAGGCGGCTGAAGACCTCGCGATGCACCACGCGTTCCGCCCTGAGGTCGTCGCCGAGGTCGCGGTCGCCGTCGACGACGAGTGCAGCTGGGAGACGATCGCCGCCTGGTGCGGCGGCACGATCAAGTCCGGCCCGGACGGCACGGACTCCGGTGAGTGGGTCTCGTGGATCGTCATCCCCGGCGTGAACGAGGTCGCCGGCCACGGCACCTGGATCGTCCAGCGTCACGACCTGACCTTCGGCGTGCGCATCAGCGTGGAGGGACCGTCCGACCGCTCTGTCGCACAACTCGGCGACCGCACAGGCCACCTTGCAGAAGAGACAGAGGCGGTAGGCCGCTAGGGCCTAGGGCTACCCCGGAGGGATCGGCAGGGTGGATGGGTGCGCATCTACTACGAAGACGATCTCGTCACGCTCTACCTCGGCTCCTGTCTCGACGACGACGCGTGGGCGAAGGCCGACGTGCTGGTCACGGATCCGCCCTACGGCATCGGCGGCCAGCTCACGACGACGTCTGCGAAGCAGGAGTGGGACGAGACGCTTCAGGTCAGGGATGCGGCGCTCGAGATGTTCCTCGCCGGGGGCGGACGCGGTGATGAGCTCGATCGGCCCTACGCGATGTTCGCGTCGCCCCGTCGGCTCGACGCCGCGGTTCCCTACCGCGGCGTTCCGCTCGTCTGGGACAAGGGGCCAGGAGTCGGTATGGGGGACACGCGGTTCCCGTGGCGCCCGTCCTACGAGCTCATCTACGTCTCGGGCAACGGTTGGTCGGGTCGCCGGTCCACGTCAGTGCTGCAGGTGCCTCTCTCGTCGCACGCGGCGACGAAGGCCGGGCACCCGACCCCCAAGCCGGTCGCACTCATGCGCATGCTCATCGAGAAGGCACCGGAGGGCGTCATCTGCGATCCGTTCGCGGGCACAGGGTCGACGTTGGTCGCCGCGAAGGAACTCGGACGTCGCGCGATCGGCGTCGAGCTCGACCCGACCTACGCCGAGCTCGCTGCCATCCGCTTGGCACAGGACGCCCTGCCGCTCAGCATCTGAGGGCTCGTGCAGCTCACAGTCGTGTGACGGCAGACGCCCACACCCACACGAAGCCCTCCCGGCCGTGCTGGTCGAAGTACCGCACGTGCACAGCCTTCGGCGACCACGCAGTCGCCTCCCCCTCGACCTGAGAGTCCCCGTCCGCGGTGTGCACCCACACCCGGACGGGGACGCCTCGCTCGGGGCGCGTGATCGGGTCCCCAACCGCCAGCGGGCTGAGCGAGTACGCCATCGCGCGGAGCGGAATCTTGTCGACCATCCGCACACCCTATCGAACACACGTTCGAACAATCGTCGAGCCTGGAAACACCCAGGTCAACGCCCACACCGCCTCCCGGAGGATGCGCTCGTGCCAGACCCACAGACGAACCCAGACGCCGAGAAGGCCGTCCTCGGAGCATGCCTCAACTCCCCCGCAGCCATGGCGACCGCCGTGAAGGTCGTGCGACCAGAGGACTTCTACGTCCCCGCGCACGAGACCATCTGGGACGCGATGCTCACCCTCCACGACTCCGGGCAGAGCATCGACGAGCACACGCTCCCAGCCGCCCTGAAGCGCTCTGGTGACCTCCAGCGGGTCGGCGGGCTCCTGGTCATCGCCGACCTGATCGGAGCGGGCATCAACCCGGCTGCGATCCGCGAGCACGCCCGCATCGTCGCTGAGACTGGCGTGCTGCGCCGCATGACGATGGCGGGGCAGCGCGTCACCCAGCTCGCCTCCGACGGTGCCATCAGCCCCCGCGAGCTCGCCGCCCTCGCCCTCGCCGAGATCGAGGCCGCGTACCGACCAACCGCCGACGAGCGCGCGACCAGGGTTTCGGACTTCATCGACGACGTCATCGACGACCTCGAACAGCGCGACCAGCCATCGGGCCTCGAGTGGCCCTACCGCACCACCCGCCGATGCCTGAACCCCCTCACCCCGGGCCAGCTCATCCTCGTCGCCGCCCGACCAGGGGCCGGGAAGTCCGTCATGTGCGTAGACCTCGCTCGCGACGTCGCGATCCGCCAGGGCAAGTCCGTGATCCTCTGGTCGCTGGAGATGAGCCGCGAGGAGATCCTCAAGCGCCTCCTGGCCGCCGAGTCCCGCGTGCACCTGTCCCGCATCCAGGCCCGAGACCTCACCGCTGAGGACTGGGACCGGATCGCCAAGGCGACCGTGCGCATCCGCGAGGCCGACCTGCACATCGTCGACGACCCCACCGCGACCGTCTCGGACATCCGCGCCGCGATCAAGACCCACCAGCCCGACCTGCTCGTCCTCGACTACGTCCAGCTGGGCACCATGAACCCCAAGGTCGAGCGCCGCCAGGGCCTCGAGGAGTTCACCCGGGGTCTCAAGCTCACCGCGAAGGCCGCGGGCATCCCGGTCGTCACCGCCGCCCAGCTCGGCCGCGGCCCAGAGATGCGCGTCGACCACACCCCGCTGCTGTCCGACCTGCGCGAGTCCGGGAGCCTGGAGAACGACGCCGACACCGTCGTGCTGCTCTACCGGCCCGACTACTACGAGGCCGAGTCTCCCCGGGCCGGCGAGCTCGACCTCATCGTGGCGAAGCAGCGCAACGGCCCGACCGACACGATCGCCCTGGTCCACCAGCTGCACTACTCGCGCATCGTCGACGCCGCCTGATTCGGTGCCACGGAACCCATTCCGTCACACGTAACACCCCCGGGTCGACCCTGGCCGCATGGCCCGACCACCCGACCTCGACGAACCGCGCACCGTGACCATCCCCGTGCGCTTCACCCCGACCGGCACCGCCCTCGTCGACGCCGCCCGCGGTGACCTCTCCCGCTCCGCCTACATCCGCGGCCTCATCTCCGCCGACGCCTACACCCGCGACATCACACCGAAGGACACCCCATGACCGACGGCACCATCCCCCGACCGACCGACCCCCGCGCCGGAGCGCTCTGCACCGCGTGCAACCGCGCCCGGTCCCTGGGCACCGCCAAGCACTGCGACTCCCCCAGCTGCCCCTGGTGGAAGTGCGAGCGCTGCGGCGCCAGCAACGACCCCACCGGCGCCAACGACAGCACCGACCGATCCGGCAACACCCGCCCCGACACCACCCCCAGGAGCACCCGATGAAGCTCACCATCGACAAGACGACCTTCTCCGACGCAGTCGCGTTCGTCGCCCGCACCATCCCCGGCCGACCAGCCAACCCGATCCTCGCCGGCGTCGTCCTCCACGCCACCGACGGACGCCTGGCCCTGTCCGCCTTCGACTACGAGACCTCCGCCACGACGACCGTCACCGCCGACGTCGCCACCGAGGGCCGCTCGATCGTCTCCGGTCGCCTGCTTGCTGAGATCGCCAAGTCCCTGCCGAACAAGCCCGTCACCCTCGAGACCGACGGTGCGCTCATCCACGTGCGCTGCGGGTCCTCGAAGTTCCGCCTCCTCACGATGCCCCTCGACGAGTTCCCGGCCCTGCCCACCGCGGCGGACGACCTGGGGACCATCACCGGGCACGTCTTCGAGCACGCGGTCGCCCAGGTCGCCGTCGCCGTCTCCCGCGACGAGACGCTCCCGCTGCTCACCGGCATCATGGTCGAGGCCAGCCCGGGGTGCCTGACGCTCATGGCAACCGACCGCTACCGTCTCGCCGTGCGCGAGCTCCCCTGGGACGGAACGGTCGAGGACACCTACCTCATCCGGGCCAAGGCCCTCACCGAGGCGTCGAAGCAGCTCCAGGGCGACGTGCACGTCACGACCAACGGTCACGGGGTCCTCGGCTTCTCCGACGGAACCCGCACGTCGACCACGCAGCTCATCGACGGCGACTACCCGCCCGTGCGCCGCCTGTTCCCCGACGCTGTCGCGGTGACCGCCCTCGTGAACGTCGCCGACCTCGCCGCCGCGGTCAAGCGCGTCTCGCTCGTTGCCGACCGAGGCATCCCCGTGCGCCTCGTCTTCGAGGACGGGACTGTGTCTGTCATGGCCGGCCAGGGCGAGGACGCGACGGCCTCCGAGTCCCTCGACGCCGTAGTGACCGGCGCCCCGCTCTCGGGGGCGAACACCACGCTGGCGTTCAACCCCCAGTTTCTCGCCGAGGCCCTGCACGCCCTGGACACCCAGGACGTCCAGTTCGGCATCAACCACCCGGCCAAGCCCGTCCAGCTCGTCGGGTCCAACGCCGACGGCGAGCTGCTGACCGCGTACCGGCACCTCTTGGTCCCGATCCGGTTCCAGGCATGAGCGCCATGACCCCTCCCCACTACGAAGACTCGTCTGTCGTCCTGCACCACGGTGACTGCCTCAACGTCCTCCGCCAGCTGCCCGACGCGTCCGTCGACTCGGTGGTCACCGACCCGCCCTACGGCCTGGAGTTCATGGGCAAGGACTGGGACGCCCCGTGGAAGCCGTCGAGCGTCGGCCGCGGCGTCAGGGTCGAGTCGGAGCGCTCCGCCGAGATGACCGAGCGCGGCACGGGGCACGCGACAGCCGCCGGCCCGTACCTCGCTGCCCGGGTCGACTCCGTCCGTGTCGCGGGCAAGCCGTTCCAGGACTGGTGCGAGGCGTGGGCGAGCGAGTGCCTGCGCGTGCTTAAGCCGGGCGGTCACATGGTCGCGTTCGGCGGGTCCCGCACCTGGCACCGCCTCGCCGCTGCCGTCGAGGACGCCGGCTTCGAGATCCGCGACTCGATCGCGTGGCTCTACGGCTCAGGCTTCCCGAAGTCTCTCGACGTCTCCAAGGCGATCGACAAGGCGGCCGGTGCGCAGCGCGAGGACGGCGAGCCCGTCCGCGATCGCGTGAGCCACCTGCGGGGCGAGCGCTACGCGAGCGGCCCGGCCGGGTTCTCGACCGAGCGCGGCACGACTCTCTCCGCCCGTGCCGGATCTCCGGTCACCCCCGACGCACAGCGGTGGGAAGGATGGGGCACCGCGCTCAAGCCGGCGTTCGAGCCGATCGTCGTCGGCCGCAAGCCGCTCGACGGCACCGTCGCAGCCACGGTGCTCGCGCACGGCACCGGCGCGCTGAACATCGGGGGCACGCGGGTCGCCATGAGCGCTGCAGACCGCGACGCCGCGCGCGTGCCGATGCGCGGCGCGAGCCCCGCGAAGGTCGGCACCCCCGCGGGCCGCGCGCCGGAGTCCTTCGACCCGGCCGCCGCCGGCCGCTGGCCCGCGAACGTGCTCCTCGACAACTCGCAGGCCGCCGAGCTCGACAAGCAGACCGGGATCCTCACGAGCGGGAAGATGGCGGCCGGCACCCAGCGAGCACCGCGTGACGGGGTCGTCTACGGGCGGCTCGAAGGGGACGCGACACCTCGTGACACCCCGGGCGACTCGGGTGGCGCGTCGAGGTTCTTCCCGACGTTCCGGTACGAGGCGAAGGCCCCGACCCACGAGCGCCCGAACGTCGACGGCGTCGCGCACCCCACCGTGAAGCCGCTCGACCTCATGCGGTGGCTCGTCCGCCTCGTCACTCCTCCCGGGGGCGTGGTCCTCGAGCCGTTCGCCGGGTCGGGGACGACCGCCGAAGCGTGCGTCGTCGAAGGGTTCCGGTGCATCGCCATCGAGCGCGAGGCCGACTACCTCCCGTTGATCATCGCCCGCCTCACGAAGCCCATCGAGATCGCCCTGGACCTAGAAGGAGTCGCATGAACGCCAGCTACGCGGCGTTCAGCCCTAGTACGGCTCTCCGCTCGTGTCCTGCACCGGCCCCATGCACACCGAACACTGGAAGAGATCTGACTCTTCCGCCCATCGCTGGTGAGGCCCTCCACTGTCACAGCGCAAGCAGTACTCCATCGTGAGGACCTCGTTGCCCTCTGTGCGAATCTTCATGCCGCGGAGCATAGCGGGCCACAAGCCGCCACCGACATGACCAGGCCCTGATCCGCCCATCCATGGTCCCTGCATCGTCTGCTCGGTGCGCGTCTCCCGTAGGTACCGGTAACCACTCACACCCTTGTAGGGAGACTCCCCCCAGGCCCACCAAGCGGTGAGGTCTGGGGGAGTTCTGCGTTCCCCCTCGGGTACTGCCTGGAGGAGCCCCGTGAAGCCGACCGTCGGACGCATCGTCCACTACACCTCGAAGCACGGCGACGGCGTCGTGTCCCCCGCAGTCGTCCTGCGCACCCGCGACTCCACCGTCCCCGACGGCACCGCCTCCGGTGTCACCCGCCCCGACGGTCTCGTCGCCGAGCTCCCCGACGACACCACCCTCGACCTCCTAGTGCACGGCCTCGGAGGCGACTACCGCGAGTACGCCGTCCCCCAGTCCCCCACCCCCGACACCGGGTGCTGGAACTGGCCGCCCCGCGACCCCGCACCTGAGCCCGTCACGCACGGACGCTACGCCTCCGACTGCTGACCACACCCCACCCGTTCCGTCACACAGATAGGCGCACCACATGCACCGCACGCCCGCCTCGTCGAACCCCATGAAGGGTCGCGCCGTCGTGGACCTCATGAAGGCCGGTGCGTGATGTCCCAGCGGTGTGCTGCGAAGGCGAAGTCCACAGGGAACCAGTGCGCTCGGTACGCGATTGCCGGTGGTACGACGTGCCGGGTGCACGGGTCGGGCTCGGCGCGGGCGAAGGCGGCTGCTGCTCGTCGTCTCGAGGAGGAGGCTGCTAAGGCTGCTGTCGTGACGCTGGGGCTGTCGGTGGACATCTCTCCGTCGGATGCGCTCCTCGAGGAGGTCCGCTGGACGGCGGGGCACGTGCAGTGGCTGCGTGGTCGCATCCAGGAGCTCGAGAAGGGTGATCTGGTCTGGGGCAAGACGAAGACGTCGACGAAGGTCACCGAGAAAGAGTTCGAGGGGATGGCGATCGAGGACGTCGAGGAGACGACCGTCGAGTCGGCCGCCCTATCGCTCTGGTACGACCTCTACGAGCGCGAGCGGAAGAGCCTCGTCATCGTGTGTACGGCTGCGCTCAAGGCTGGTGTGGAGGAGCGGCGGGTGCAGCTGGCTGAGGCGCAGGGTCAGCAGGTCGCTGGTGCGATCCGAGCGATCCTGGCTGACCTCGGACTGTCATCGGATCAACAGGCTCGGGTGTCGGAGGTGGTGCCGCGGCGGCTGCGGCTTCTAGCAGGCGGTGTTGGTTGATGCGCCGACGGGCCGACCGCCGCCGAAGAATAATCACAACCATTACCACATACAGCACGAGCGTGAGCCCGGCCAATGGCTTGGTGTACCACTCCTCGACCTCGAGGCCGGGAGCGCCCACAACAACCATGCTCATTCCGCCGATCGCCAGCGCTGCCACGCCGAGCATGAACCAGTCGAGTGCCCTCATGCTCGGATTCAAGAGGTCACCGATTCTTGCGTCGATGCTGGATGCGAGCATCTCCCGCGCCGAGGACCTAGGCGGCAACTTCGAGAGGATCTCGAGATCCTTGCCTATCGCAGTCCGCCTGATGTGCTGTCCCGTGATGAGCGGAATGATCCCAACTACAGCCACCACCATCGGCACCACGATCGTTTCCATGTGCGGAGCGTACCGATGACGACGTCATGGGCTGAGGTTGCCGCCCGCGAATTCGAAGAAGTCACCCGCAGCACCTGGACTCCCGACCCCCGCTGGTCGACACCCGGGGCGCTCGCGCGCGCGATCGACCCCAACGTCCGCCAGACCCCTGCGCTCGACCTCATCGACTCCGCGCTCGTCGACGTCGAAGCCGGACGCTGCGACCGCCTCATCGTGTCCATGCCCCCACAGGAGGGGAAGAGCTCGCGCGTCACGACCGTCGGCCCGCTGTGGTTCCTCGCCCGCAACCCCGACCGGCGCATCGCGATCGTCTCCTACGCCCAGTCCCTCGCCCAAGGCTTCGGCCGCGACATCCGCACCTACATCAACAACAACTCCGGCGACGAGGGCACCCTCGACCTCAACCTGCGCATCGCCGCCGACAACGGGTCCGCCGGCCAGTGGCAGATCGCCGGACGCCGTGGAGGCGTGAGGTCCGTCGGCATGTCCGGCGGCCTCACCGGCCGTGCCGCCGACGCCCTGTTCATCGACGACCCGATCAGCAACCGCGAGCAGGCCGACTCCAAGGTCTTCCGCGACCGCCACTGGCAGTGGTGGAACACCGTCGGCTCCACCCGCCTCGCACCCCGCGCACCCGTCGTACTCGTGCTCACGCGCTGGCACGAGGACGACCTCGCCGGACGCCTCCTCAACGCCGAAGACGGACACCGCTGGCGAAACATCGCCATCCCCGCCCAGGCCGACTCCCCCGACGACCCGCTCGGTCGCGAGCTCGGCGAGTTCATGGACTCCGCCAGGTGGTGGAAGGACCCCGACACCCTCATCGAGTACCCCCGTACCCGCGAGGAGTGGGAGGCCATCAAGGTCTCCAAGGACACCCGGTCCTGGACCGCGCTCTACCAGCAGCGTCCCGCCCCGGTCGACGGTGCGGTGTGGAAGTCGCCGTGGATCGAGAACAACCGCGGGAAGACCGGCGAGATGTACGGCAAGCTCGCCAAGATCGTCGTGTCCATCGACCCCGCAGCGACGTCGAAGAAGACCTCCGACATGACCGGCATCGTCGTCACCGGCATCGACCGTGAAGGCACCGGTTGGGTGCTCGACGACCGCACGACGAAGGGCACACCGCTCGAGTGGGCGACCGCGGCGTGGAACGCGGTGCTCGACTGGAACGCCGACGAGGTCATCATCGAGAACAACCAGGGCGGCGAGATGGTCCTGGAGGTCATGCGCTCGGCGTGGAACCACATCCACAAGGAAAAGCCGGCCACGCGCATGGCGCCGCGGGTGACCCCGGTGCACGCGTCGCAGTCGAAGCGCACCCGCGCCGAGTCCATCGCGGCGCTCTACGAGACCGGCAAGGTCAAGCACGCTGCTGACGGCACCGGGCGGCTCACGCTCCTCGAGGCGCAGATGCTCACGTGGACGGGCACCGGGGACTCACCGGACCGCATCGACGCCCTCGTGCACGGCCTCACCGTGCTGTTCCTCCCCCAGCACTCCGACGGGGGTGTCGCGACCCGGCCGACGCAGCAGCGGTGGGCCGGGATGCGGGGCCGCTAACTCACTCCCTAGCTAGCCGGGGATGGAGGTCGTGTTTCCGCAGGAGGCCCTCCATCGCCTTGGAAAGTGGCAACTGTAGAGCGAAATCTGGGTGCAGCTCAGATAGTTTTTTCCACCACTGCGGGAGAGCGTGGCGACTCTTCGAACGCTCGAATGGGTGGATCCATATCCAGCTCACGACGAAGGCGTCATTCAACTTAGTCAGGCAGATACAGCCAGCCGCGAGGGGCGCGGAGACCAGAATCCAGGTGGGCTGAACGAAGTAGTACGAGGTGCGGGATTCACTGTGATCCACGTATTGGTACTGGTGACCGGTCTCGATCGAGAAGTACCTCGAGAGGCGCGCTGCCAACTCCAGCTGCCCGGGGGTTTCAGCCTTGATGAGATCGCAGTTCATCTCCCAGGCCGTGTCGTCGATGTCTGGGATCAACTCCATCCGGATTTCACGCGTATCCGGGCTCAGTGTGTCGAGCTGAATCAGTTCTGCTTCGAACTTCGTCGGTCTCATGGCGCCATGATGGTCAACCGATGCTCTCGCCACAAGTCACACCCCTGGCCTCACACTCGCCCCGGACCACCATCGACCCCGGGAGCCGCAGTGCAGGACTACGTGAACGACCTCTACGCGCCCCTCGCGCACATCCCCGAGCTGCGCGACGCCCGCCGGCCGCGGTGGATGCAGTCGTGGGTGTCCCTGCACGACACCCGCCGCCTCGCCGCCTACAACGTCCTCGGGTCATACCTGTCGAACACCCGCCGCTTCCACCTGCCCCAAGCCATGTGGATCGCACCGAAAGGCGGTGCGGCCCCCGCCGAGCAGATGCGCGAGTACGGCGACGCCGCCCTCTTCGTCGACACCGCCCGCTCCCTGCTCCTCGGCGACGAGCAGACCCTGCGCCTGCCCGACGACGCCCCCGCCGAGTACCTGACGTGGCTCGAGGACTGGGCCGTGAAGGAGCGCCTCACCCAGAAGCTCCTCGAGGGTGAGGAGCACTCCATCGGTGACGGCGACGGCGTCTACGTCCTCGGCTGGTCGAGGGTGAAGAACCGGCCCACGCTGCGCGTCATCGACCCCGGCTTCTACTTCCCCGACCTCGACGCTGCCGGGTCGGACGTCGAGGAATTCCCCACGACCGTGCACGTCGCGTGGGAGTGGAAGGACGACGCCACTGACCGGGTGTGGATCCGCCGCCAGACGTGGACCCTCGGCGACCTCGCCGCGCCGGTCGCGACGTCCTACGGCGAGACCCGCACGGCAACGTGCTGGTATCGGTCCGTCGACTACGACGCCGGCGAGCTCGACGGCCGCGACGTCTACGCCTTCGACCTCACCAAGGCCGAGCACCGCCGCATCGTCTCGACCGACGGCAACGAGGACGGGTGGATCGACCTCGGCGTCGACTTCATCCCCGTCGTCCACGTCCCCAACGACCCGTCCACGCAGCGGACGTTCGGGCGGGCGCTGCTCCTGCGCATCTCGATGCTCCTCGACGACCTGTCCGGCAACGACACCGACATGGTGGCAGCGGCGCAGAACGCCAACCCCGCCCTCGTCACCACCGGCGTCGACGCAGGCGGTGTCCAGACGTCCGGGATGCAGCTCGCGATGCCCACCGGCGGGTCGGCCGGGTTCATCGACACATCGAAGAACCTCGACGCCCTCGTGAAGTTCTCCACCGAGCTCATGAACCGCCTGTCCATCAACTCTCGCCTGTCCCTGTCGCTCATCGGGAAGGTCCAGCCCGACGATGTCCCGTCCGGGTACGCGCTCGAGCTCGGCTTCCACCCGGCCCGCCAGCTGCTCCGCGAGATGCGGACAGTGCGCGACGAGAAGTACCCGCTCGTCCTGAAGTTCGTGATGCGCCTGGCCCAGACCTACGGTGCGCTGCCCGTCGGGGCGACGCCGGCCGCGCGCATCGAGCTCGGTGCATCGCTGCCTGCCGACAAGCCGGCCGCGATCGAGACCGTGAAGGACCTGCTGCCGGTGCACGGCATCTCGACGCCGACCGCGGTGAAGATCCTCGTCGACGCCGGTCTGCCGATCGAGGACGCCACGACTGAGGTGAACGCGATCAAGCAGGAGTGGTTCGACGCGATGGTCAAGCTCGTCGACGCCACCGGGGACACCGCGGCGGCCCGCCAGTTGCTCGGCCTGCCCGAGGCCGCACCGCTGCCCGCCACCCTCGTCGTGCCGGACCCCAGCGGCGAGCAGGCATGATCCTCTGCCGCCTCATCGGGCACCGCTACAGGGAACGCCTCGGCTGGTTCCCCGAGGGCCTCGCCATGTCCGTCCTCGGGTGCACGCGCTGCCCGTCGTGGAAGAAGGCGCCCCAGGACGGCAGGTGGCTCGCGACCGCGGAGCACGTGCCAGGCGAGGTCCACGTCCTCCCCCTCGAGGACGTGATCGAGCACACCGACTCCACCTGCGTGTGCGGCACCTTGACCGAGCCCGTCCCGCGTGACGACGGCTCGATGGGCTGGCTCATCACGCACTACTCCCTGGACGGCCGCGAGGCCCACGAGTGAGCGGCACACGCCTCATCCGCATCTCATCCCGCGCCCTAGGCGAGCAGGCGCGAGTGCACGTGCTCGTGTACCCGACGCTCGAGGAGATGCGCGCGGCCGGACAGCGGTTCACCGGCAACGAGCACCCGGACACGACCGGCATGTGCCAGGCGTACTGCGACGCCGACCAGGTCATCACCCTTCCGGTGATCCGCCTCGCCCAGGGGCATCTCGGGGTGAACATCGTCGCCCACGAGGTCCACCACGCAGCGACCGCCCTCTACGGCGCATCGCTGCACCGCTCTGGGGAGCTCGCCGACCTCAGCAACGCGAACGAGTCGTTCGCGCACCTGTACTCCGACCTTCTGACCCACCTCGTCGATGCCCTCTACCGTCGCGGCCTCTGGTCGTAGTCACACCCCTGCTCGCACCATGACCGCACGCACCACCCGACACCAAGGAGGACACAGCATGTTCCGCACCCGACGCCCCAACCTCATGTTCGTCGAGACCCCCGGCGAGCCCGCCGGCTCCGGCCAGACCGACCCGCGCGCCGCCGAGAACGCCGACAAGACCTTCACCCAGGCCGAGGTCACCGCGTTCCTCACCCGCGAGAAGGACCAGGGCGAGCGCGCAGGAAAGACCGCCGTCGCCACGGCGATCAACACCAAGCTCGCCGGCGCTGGACTCACCGACCTCGACCTCGACGCCGTCATCGCCCTGGCCGCAGCCGCGAAGACCGCGGACGACGCGAAGAAGACCCAGGCCGAGCTCGACCGCGACGCCGCGCTCGCCTCGAAGACCAGCGTCGAGCAGGAGCTCGTCACGACCCGTGAGGAGCTCCGCAACGTGCGCATCACCGCCGCGCTGTCGGCCGCCGGTGCATCGACCCCCGCTGTCGCAGCCCGCGCGCTCGTCGTGGCGGCTGACGCCGACAAGACGGCGATCGCTGCGGCTGTCGAGGCCCTCAAGAACGAGGCGCCCAGCCTCTTCACGGGCACGCCCGTGGCACCCGCGGCGCCGCACACCGACGGCGGCACACCGCCCGCTGGCCAGAAGGGCACCGCCACGCCCGGTGCTCACGGTCTGAGCGAGGCCGAGCGTCGCTTCGGCAAGACCGCCTGACCCACCCCTCTTGGTGGTGGTGCGTCAACACCCTCCCGGAACCTGGCCCCTGGACTGCTCCACCAGGGGCCGGGCCACATGAAGGGGTGAAGGCCGCTTGCGGGGTTCCTGTCCGGGCTCCTTCCCCCGTGCAGCAGCGCGTCCTGCGCACCACCACCCACCTCAGTCACACCCCACACCGCATGATCGTCGCGACACCACCGAAGAGGTGGACGGGACCACACCCGCACCATGTGGACGCCAGCCCCGCTGAGTGAACGACCCTCACCCTCACTCACACGGGAGACACCCCATGGGCATCGCAGTCCACAAGACCGAGTACCAGGGCGCATCTGACCCCTCGTGGCTCGGCACCGCGCACGGCACCGACGCAGCCGGGTCGGCCACCCTCGACGTCTCGAAGTTCACCGCGGCCACCCACTTCCCCCTCGGCTTCGTCCGAGGCGGCACGCCGGTCGCGAAGATCACCGCCACCGGCCTTTACGGCCCGTACACCCCGGCCGACACCACGACCGGCCTCGGCACCCTCGCAGGGTTCGTCCTGTGGGACGTCCCGGTCGCCACCGGCGCCACGCGCGAGCCCTTCGCGCTCTACGACCACGGCAAGGTCGTGACCGCACGCCTGCCCATCGCTGTCGACGCCGACGGTCGCGCCGACGTCGCCACCCGCATCCAGTTCGTCTGAGGAGACAGAACCCATGGCACAGAACATCCTCGAGCTCGTCTCCGACGTCGACCTCACCGTCTTCTCCCGTCGGGTCCCCGAGCCGGTGGAGAACCCCCTCTCCAACATCCTCCCGGACCGCGAGGTCGACGGTCGCAAGACCAAGGTCGCCCGCCACGTCCGCAAGTCGTTCACCGCGAAGTTCCGGTCCTACGGTGCTGAGGCTCCGATCGGACGCCGCGGCGACTCGATCACGGTCTCGGAGTTCAAGCTCCCCGCCCTGTCGGAGAAGCTGCCCGTCAACGAGGAGCTCATCCACCAGCTCAACGAGGCCCCCTCGCAGACCGGCATCGACCGCCTCGTCGAGTCGACCTACGACGACGTGGAGAACCTCACCATCTCCACGCGCCACCGCGTCGAGAAGGCCCGTGGGGAGTTCCTGCAGACCGGGAAGATCTCCATCGCGGAGAACGGCGTCGTCGACGAGGCGGACTTCGGTCTCCCGGCCTCGCACATCGTCACGGCCCCGATCCTGTGGTCCGACCCGGCCGCTCCGCTCGTCGAGCAGGAGCAGGTGTGGGTCGAGCTCGTCGCGAAGGACGCCAAGGTGCGCCCGACCCGCGCGACGATCTCCCGTCGCATCCTGACGTTCCTGACGCGCAACGAGCAGTACCGCTCGTACTTCTGGCAGTTCCCGGGTAGCCAGCTCGGCCCGATCCTGAACCTCGACCAGGTCAACGTGGTCCGGGCCCAGTTCGGCCTTCCGGCGCTCAACGTCTACGAGGGCTTCGTGCCCGACGACGCGGGCAACGAGGTGCGCGTGATCGCCGACAACCGCTACATCCTCACCACGGACAACGTCGGTGAGACGCAGTGGGGCACCACGGCCGAGGCGCTCGAGCTCGTCGGCTCGAACTCCGTGGACTTCACGGCCAAGCAGGCCCCGGGCATCACGGTTGTCCAGTACAAGGTCCCGGACCCGGTCGTGACCTGGACCAAGGCGTCCTCGGTCGTCCTGCCGGTCGCCGGCGAGATCAACGGTCTCCTGGTCGCCACCGTCCTCTGACCCCAGCGGACGTCCACAGGGGCGGGGTGATCCTCACAAGGGAGCACCCCGCCCCTTCGCTGTACCCCCTACGAGTCTCTGGAGGAGACATGGCACGCATCCGTGCAGACCTCACCGGCGTCGTCCACACCGACCGCGGCGTCTTCAAGGCCGGTGACGAGATCCCCGACGGCGTGTCCATCGGTGGGCACCTGACCGACACCGGCGAGCCGGTCGGCCTGTGCAAGAGCATCGCGCGAGAGCACGCGGACGGCGTCGAGGTGCACGCGACGGACATCGTCCGCGAAGCAGTCGTCGAGCCGCTCAGCGAGAGCGAGCTCGTCGAGGCCGGGCGCATCGGCCTGCCGGTCGACGTCCACCCCGAGCGTGTGCGCGGCGCGATCCTCGGCTACGCCCAGGGTTGGGACGACGCCCACGCCGCCTTCACCGTCCCCCCGCTCGAGAAGCCCGCCGGCGACGTCACGACGGTCATCCCCGGCCAGGGCGAGCTCATCGTCACCGACAAGCCCGTGGTCCCGGCCGGCCCGACGTTTGACCCCGGCGAGCACAACGCCGTCGAGGTGCACGCCTACCTCAAGGCCAACCCCGAGGATGCAGCGCGCGTCATCGCGCTCGAGGCAGCCGGCAAGAAGCGTTCGGGCATCACCGGCGCCCGCGCGCTCTGACCAGCTCCTCGCTCAGCGTTGGGAGATGGCCCTCGTCCACCACTGGGCGGGGGCCACTTCATACCCCCAGACCGACGATGAGCGCTGAGGAGGCCCCATGACCACGCTCGGCCGCGAAGCCATCACCACCGTCGACCTGATCGTCGCCCAAGGCGCCGACCAGTCCTACGCCGTCCGCTACTCCACCAGCAACGGCACCACAACCACCCCCGTCGACCTCACCGGATGGTCAGCGCGCGCCCAGCTGCGCCGCAAGGTCGGCGGCGACATCTGGCTGAACCTCACCGACACCGATGGCATCACGCTCACCGCCGACGGGCTCGTCACGGTCACCATCGACCACACCACCACCGAGGACCCCGCCTGGAACGCCTACTCGCGCGTCACCAGCGACGGCCCGCAGGCCCTCGGCGTGTGGGACCTCGAACTCATCAGCCCCGACGGCCGCGTGACCCGCCTCGTGCAGGGCACCGTCACCGTCTCCCCCGACGTCACCAGGAGCCAGGCATGAGCCACGAGACCGTAGAGGCCATCGAGCCCGCAGTCGTCGTACTCGAGGTCGCGCAGGTGGTCGGTCCTCGCGGACCCGCGGGAGAGACCGGCCGCGACGGGGCAGACGGCCTCGACGGCGCACCCGGCGAGCGAGGACCCGCCGGTGAGCAGGGACCGGACGGACCTCGTGGCGCGGACGGCCCCCGCGGTCTCCCCGGCGAGCCGGGAGCCGACGGAGCAGAAGGCCCTCGGGGGCCTGCGGGCGACCCCGGCCCGGAAGGACCCGAAGGACCACGCGGCGCACCGGGTCGAGACGGCACGGACGGGGCTCCGGGCACGCAGGGGCGCGATGGCGTCGACGGACTCCCGGGGGCGACCGGCAGCGACGGGGCCGACGGTGCTCCCGGCCGCGACGGAGAGCCCGGGCAGCAGGGCGACCGCGGCCCCGCCGGCCCTGGCCTGCCCACGGGCGGCACGACCGGCCAGGTCCCCACCAAGGCCTCCAGCGCCGACCACGACGTCGTCTGGGCGACACCCACCGGGGGCGGAGATGGGACGAGCGACGCCGGCGTGGCCGCGCTCGTCACCGACCCCACCTCCCAGACCCGCGACGCGCTCCAAGGCGTGTTCCTGCGCGCCTGGCGCGGCACCCAGGCCGAGTACGACGCCCTCCCCACCCACGGCCCGCTCACGCTCTACGTCATCGAGGATGGCTCATGATCGCCAACGCCCAACGCCTCTACCTTGGCGACACCCTCGTCTATGACGCCGAGCACGGCGGAGGCGGGATAGACGAGACGCTGACCTTCGACGTCGCGGACGGCGCCGGACAGCAGACCCTCGCGGCCACGTTCATCGTCAAGCGCGTCCACGTCGACGTCCCAGTGCGCATCCGCCTCTACCTCGACGCCACCGGGCGTGCCGCCGATCGGGCGAGGTCCATCTACACGCCCTACCCGGGCGGCTGCGGGCTCATCTACGAGCTCAACGCCACCGAGCCCGGCGAGCATCTCGTGCCGTTCATCGGCTCAACGCCCCTCTTCTGGACTGCGGACGCGGTCGCCACGATCACACTGACCTGGAGGTCCATCGCATGACCACGCTCACCACGCAAGGGTCGTTCGTCAACACGACCGACGCGACATTCCGGGACTGGGTCGCGCGCGCCATCTCGATGCTCACGGCCGTCGGCCTCGTGCGCACCGCCGACACGGGCCAGATCGACCCGACCACCGTCCTCAAGCCCACCGTGGCCACGATGGTCGGGTACGCGATCTTCCGGTTCAACGACCCGATGCAGGCCACTCGCCCGATCTTCCTGCGGATCGACTTCGGCACCGGCATCTCGAACACCGCGAACCCCGCCATGCGCGTCACGCTGTGCAAGGGAACCGACGGCGCTGGGAACCCCACGACGGTGCTCTTCACCGGTCGCGCCGGCTACGGCAACACCACGACGGTCTCCGACTGGCGGGCGAGCGCGGGGCCGGGCTACGTCGCGCTGTGCCCGGCCACCAACGGGACGCCGAACTTCTGCGTCCCGTTCTTCCTCGTCGAGCGGTCACCCGACGGCACCAGCGTGCTCATCGTCAGCCCGCCGGCGTCGGACAACCAGTACCCCGAGGCCGCGGTCATCGCCTACGACGCCGTGTCGTTCACCAGCGGCATCGTGCCCGTCATCGTCCCCTACCGCATCGCCGGGGTCGTGCTCTCTGGTGGAACCCCGCTGGCAGCTGCGAGCCTCGGCCCTGTCTTCCCGTGGGTTTTCTTCCCCCCAGCACAGGCCCCGTGGCAGTCGCGCCTCGGCCTGTCGTACCCCGGCGGCGACGCCCCGGGCTCGATCTTCCAGGTCACCCTCGAGGGCCAGGAGCTCAGCATGATGCCGATCCCGGTCTCCAACGGGTACTCGGCCTTCGGCGCAGGGATGTCTCCCGAGAACCTCAACGCGCGGGCCGTCGGCCTGGCGATCCGGTGGGAGTGAGATGGCTGACGTCAACAGCACCTTCGCCGAGGCGCTGATCCTGCACACTGCGAGCGGCAGCATCAGCCCCGTCAGCAACGTCGGCGCTGGCACGGAGGCAGGCGAGCCGAACGACAACCGCGGCAACAGCCTGTGGTGGGTCTTCGAGGTCACCGCGACCACAGGGGCCGTCGAGTTCAGCCAGGCAGGCTCCGGGGGCGGCGCGGACCTGTTCATCCTGCTCTACCGCATGCCCGCCGGTCGCTACACCCGGTTCAGTGACTGGACGCTCGTGGCTTCCGATGATGACAGCGGCGGGGGCTCGGCGGGCCGCATTCAGCAGGCCAGCCTGGCGCCCGGGATGTACGCCGTGAAGTGGGCGGCCTACGGCGGTGCCTCGACGACTTCCGGGGTGTTCTCGTGGTCAAGTCTGAACACGATCAACCCGTCGTTTCAGAAGCCGCCACCGCCCCCACCCACGACGTACTACCCCATCTACGAGCTCTACGGCGCGCACCGCAAGGTCATTACCGCCCAGGTCCGGGGCGAGGCCGCTGTGGGGTGGGCACGTCAGCAGTTCGTCCCTGTCCAGCGCACCCCGATGCTCGAGTGGATGATGCGCGAGACCGGCTTCGTGTGGCCGGGCTCGACGGGCGTGCGGTGGCCCACCGACCGCACCGACTGTCTCTGAGGCCTGCTTTCGACTCAGTTCATGCATCCGTTGATGTTAGGTGACCAGAGAGTCGTCGCTCGTAGAGCGAAATCCACGGCTTGACGTTTCTCAGCATTTGGTCTTGACGAACAGCTTTGGAGTGGGTTCTTGAAGTGAATGCAGCGATTGCAGTAAGGGCCGCAACCAAGGTAAGTACAAGAAAATAGAACGCCCAAGATCCGACGGAGGGGGTGTAGTTATTAAACATGATGGCAGATCCCGCAAAGGCAACACTGACAATCGATACGCGAGCGGATAGAACGGAAGACTCGGACTGCTCCTGAATCTTAAGCTCGAGACGCTGCAAGTCAATGAGACGAACCATTGATTGATTTGTTCCGCAAGCGGCAGCTTCTGCAACATCCTCCCAGTACGGCGGACGTGAAATGAAGTAGTCATCGCTGAATTTCACTGGATTACTCACAAGTTGCCCCATCCGCCCAAGATACCGCACACGATTCCCACCCCCCGCGCGACACTCCGCATAGGAGGAGACATTATGGACAGCATTTCACTCAGCCAGATTCGCGACGAGGTCGGCACCCAGCCCGACGACAACACCCTCGAGGAGTGGTTCGACGAGCTCGGTCGCTGGCTGCCCGTCGCGATCCGCGTCCTCAAGCGCCGCTACGCCGACGCGTCCGCCGGCGGCCAGGAAGTCTCGACGTTCGGCCTCGACGGCGTGCTCAACGTCGGGTTCTCCAAGGCGTCCCTGCCGGGCCTGGCCGCGCAGATCGCTCGCCTCGAGGCACAGTGGGCGGCCGAGCAGGGCGGCACTGTGTCGAACCGCCTCCAGACCGCGCCGCTGCTGCGCACGGACCGCTACCGGTGACCCAGCCCGACAGCATCGAGGCCCTCACCGCCGCAGTGCGCAACGACGTCGACGCCGTCTGGCTGTTCATCGTCGCCGAGCAGGACCGGCTGCTGCGCGAGTGGTGGGGCATGACTCCCCCAGTGCGCGCGAACCGCCTCAAGGAACTCCAGGCGTTCGTCGCCCAGCTCGCCGACCAGGTCGACGCTCTCGCGGCCGGCTCAGTGCTCGCCACGACACAGGTCGCCTACGAGGTCGGGGCCTTCGCCATGGCGATCAGCTCCCGCGCCACGACGTCCTTCCAGGCCGTCGACACCAACACCATCGTCGCCCTCGCGCAGGACACCATGGACGACCTGCTACGCGGCACGCAGGGCGTGCGGGAGTCGTCTCGCGAGCTCGTGCGCACCATGTCGAGGGACTGGGTGCGCGCCAAGATCTACACCGGCATGACCGCCGAGCAGGCCGGTGTCCGCCTGGCCGCGGACCTCACCGGGAAGGGGATCACGTCGGTCATCTACGCGGACGGTCGCCGCGTCGGCCTGTCGACGTACACCGACATGGTGCTGCGCACGAAGACGGCCCTGGCCTACCAGGAAGGCTCCTTCAACCAGGCCGAGGCGCTGGGCATCGGGTGGATGGAGATCTTCGACGGCGCCGCGTGCGGGTGGACATCCCACGACGACCCGCGGCGCGCGAACGGGCTCATCGTGCCGCTCGCCGAGGCCCGCCAGTACCCGATCAGCCACCCGAACTGCCGCCGGTCGTCGTCAGGGCGCATCGACATCGACAGCGCCGAGGACGCGGCCCGTGCGATGCCGTCGCCGTCGGACGCCCAGTGTGCCGACCAGGCCGCAGCTGAGGTCGCGCGCGCTGAGGCCTACGCGAAGCGTCCTCGCCGTGTCTCTCTCGACCGGCAGGTCGCCCGCGCCCGACAGACCAACATCGACCTCGGCGACGGGGTGCTCGGCTCCAAGGCTGCCCAGCGTCACGCTGCCCGCGTCGCGAAGCGAGCCACACCCCTGGCCTGACCATCGGGGCATGACGACCCCTTTCACGCTCACCACGGCCCCGGACGGCACGACCGTGATCGTCGACGGCGTGGACCTCTCCAACGACGTCTCCGCTCTCGAGTTGACGATCGCTCCGGGGCAGCCCGCGCACCTTGTCCTGCACGTCCCCACTACCGGCACCGTGTCCGCTGAGGGGGTCGTGACCGTCGTTCGCGAGCCGACCGACGACGAGCTGCGCGAGCG